CTGGTATGGTAGTGATGAACAAAGCGTTTCAAACCACAGTGACTACAACAGGCAATTCAGCGCCTTCGAAACCTGTAATACTTGACATTGATGCTAATATGCTGAATAACATGCTGATAGTAAGAAATAAATCAGAATACGATCTTACTAGAGAACAACTGGAAGAACAGGCAGGTGCGCTGGAAGTTGATTATCTTGAGTTTGACGAACTTGATGCTGACAAGTTGGCAGAGTCTATAGACGGTATATGGAAAACTGAACTTGGCGAAACAGACAACCTACTGGATATCAACGTATTCGAACTAATGGAACAACTGCGAAATGCTATATTAGGCAGTTTAGGCAATCAACTTGATAATCAGTATGTGTTTGGGGACAGACCAGAAGGTTTGAATGAAGAAACTGGCATATACTACGAAGCGCCTCCGCCAAATTACATAGTTAGACGACGAGACGCAGCAGGCAATATATTTGAATTTAGACTGGAGGAAGGCTATGGGTACTCAATCGACATACTACAGGGAAATTTTGTCAAATACGGCTATCAAGTTGGTATTGGCAGCAATGATATTCGCGTGGAGCAGTCTCGCTAACAGCGACGAAGTTGATGTCACACAGAGCGGTGATGACTTTGAAATGTCAGTGCTGCAAACCACAGGCGATAACTATCTCACAGGCAACAGCACAGGCATAGGCAATTCTGTAACAGCAGATCAGTCAGGTTCTGCCTCAGCCGATTTCTCCGTATCCAATTCCGGCGGTGCTGTGGATTTGACAATACAGCAGAATGACAGCACAGACTCTGTGAGTGTGACAAAAATCTGCACTAATCCAGCAGGATGTTCTCTCTCCGTAGATCAGCGCTAAATACGCCCATGCGATGGCTAACACACTGGACCACCAGTCTCCTTACTCTCCTACTCGTGCTACTTGTGCATTATAACAACGGCACCGTAGTGGAAACACTGCGCCTCAAGCAGTTTGACCTTGTTCAACAGACAGATATAGTTCAAACCTCTTCTGACATTGGCGTAGTCACAATAGACGAAGCAGCAATAGAACGCTATGGACAATGGCCCTGGAGCCGTGAAACAATGGCTGACATTGTGTGGCAACTGCGTGAAGCAGGTGCGGGTGTTATTGTTATTCCTGTGCTGTTCTCTGAAGAAGACAGACTGGGTGGTGATGCCTACTTTGCTGACACACTGGAGAACAATGGCATAGTCATAGCCCAAACAGGTATAAATTCTCCCAGTCAAAATGCCGTGCCGAGAGGCATAGCAAAGATAGGCAATCCTGTGCCCTATCTATTTGAGTGGGAAGGCGTGATAGGTCCTATACCTGAACTGGGCAGCGCAGCAGATGGTGTGGGCGTGATTAATACAGTGCCGGAACGCGATGGCGTAGTGCGCAGAGTGCCTCTATTAATGCGAGTAGGTGATGCAGTATTTCCGTCGCTGGGCATAGAAGTAATACGAGTAGCAACACAACAGCCTTCCTATCAGGTAAAAGAAACAGGCGCAGGCATAGAAGCTCTAAGAGTGCCGGGCTTCCCTGTAATAAACACAGATCCCAATGGCAGAATATGGCTGCGTTGGAATAAACAGTTCGAAACTATTAGTCTAGCAGAAGATGACTTTTCTCAATTTGCTGGTAGAACTGTTATCATAGGCGCAGAAGCATCAGGCATAGGCGGCGTTATAGCATCACCTACGGGAGCAAGATACAACTGGGAACCTGCTGCTGTGACACTACAAACTCTAATAGACGGTGAGCAGATAGAACGACCCTACTGGGCATTTCAGGCAGAACTCGCAGCAACTTTGCTTCTAGGTTTAACAGTTATAGGCTTGGGAAGATTCACTCCCTACTGGATGGTAGGTGCTGGCATTGTAACACTAGGCAGCAGCACCGGCGTCGCTGTGTATTGGGCGTGGACAAATCACCTATATCTACTTGACGGAACTATGGCTGTGATAGGTGTAGTGCTGGTTGGCCTACACTCTGTGTTCCTGCGCTTTGTGAAAGAGTTCAGAGAGAAGCAGGCAATCAAGAAACAGTTTGCGGGCTATGCGTCACCTGAGGTTGTAAAAATTCTACAGGAAAATCCTAGTATTATCAAAGAAGGCACTAGGCGAGACATATCAATTGTGTTTTCAGACCTGCGAGGATTTACGCCTTTGGGAGAATCATTCGGCGACGACGTCAAAGGCTTAACAGAACTGATGAATGGATACATGGACGCTATCACAGAGCCTGTTCTAAACAATCGAGGCATGATAATAAAATATATAGGTGATGCTTCAATGCACGTTCATGGCGCGCCACTAGATGATGCCGCACACGCAGATTCTGCTGTTCAAACTGGATTGGAAATGCTAAGAGCAGTTGAAAAGTTCAATGAGAAAATTACCCAAGAAGGAAAACCTCCCATCGGCATGGGTGCTGGCATTAACTCAGGTATAGGTTATCTAGGTGAAATGGGCTCTACAAAACGCCACTCCTATGATGTGCTGGGAGACTCTGTATCAACTGCAGCAAGAATAGAATCAAAGTGCAAGGAATATGGCTGCCTACTGCTAGTAGGTGAAGAAACTGTGTCACAGTGCAAAAACTCATATTTCTTCCTCAAAGTAGATGACCTAGCAGTGAAAGGCAAGAGTGTAGGCGTAGGCATCTACACAGTGTTAGACACAGAACATGTGGATATTGCAGCATACAGTCAGGCGCAACAGCAGCACGAAGAGATGCACAGGCTGTATCAATCACAGCAGTTTAAGAAAGCGTATTCAATCTGTGAAATACTAAAGCCAGAGTTTGATGGGAAGATGGCTGGTTATTACGAGATGTGGCAGAGTCGCTGTGAGTTTATGAGAAGGCAAGACTTGCCTACGGACTGGAATGGTGTTTGGATCGCAGATTCTAAATAACAATTAAGACTATTACAATAGCAGCAAGTCCAGCAACTACAGCAGCAATTCCCACGCTGCATACTGTGTTTGATTCTTTCATTACATAATCTGCAAAGTTGGCTTCATTCTTTTTCATCTGAGTTCCCTGTGGAGTTAAATGCGTCAGAAACAGATTTGTTTCGAGCAATGATTTCTTCTAGTTCTTGTGATTTTTCAGGATCTGATATTTTGGATCTGTATTCTAGCACCATTGCGAGCTTGGTGTTTAGGCGTATCATGTCATTGTCCAACATGCGAATTTTATCTACAAGTTGAATAAGGGTAGTGTTTGCGTCTGCTAGCACAGGCTTGACTTCAGTCGTTACCCATTTCCACACATAATATATAAATCCGCCCATTCCCATTGCGGCTATGATAGGAAAACCATATTCGGATACAGCATTAGCAAGTTCGCTAGTCACGTCTAGCATCCTCCTTGCCTTCGTTAGCAGCAAGTCTGTCTATGTTTGGTTTTACATTAAGAGTATAAGAAAGCAGCGAATCTATTTTTACCAGATCGTTGTTCATAGTCTGTACCCTGTTATCTAGTGCTTGAATGATATTTTTTAAACCATGTACAGAGCCTGTAACCGACGCAAGTATAAATTTAAGCGTAATAAAAACAAAGATACCTGCTGCTAATGCGCCTGCTATCGGAAAACCCAGTTCACCTACCAGTTTTAGAAAATCCATATCGGCCCTCGATTATGTGAGTATTTATTACTTTTTCAATATTATGATTGACATACAAAATAGAGATTATATACTAGTAGATGTAAAAACAATGCGGAGGTAGCTCAGTTGGTAGAGCATCAGATTTCCAATCTGAATGTCGCGAGTTCAAACCTCGTCCTCCGCTCCAGACATAGCCCGGTTAGCACAGTGGCCATGCAGCGGTTTTGTAAGCCGTCTACGGGAGTTCGATTCTCTCACTGGGCACCATTTTCGAGCCTTAGGCATAAATACTTGGCAGAGAGGTATTGTATGCGAAAAGTATCTAAGGCAGAAGCAGGAAGAATAGGTGCAGAAAAGTCTAGACAGACTAATGCCTTGAAAAAACAAAAACGGATTGCCAGTTATATGGATAATCCTAGTAGTTGTAAACACTGCGAAACAATATTAGATTATGACAATAAGCATAAAAAGTTTTGTAGCCGTAGTTGCTCTGCATCTTATAACAATCTTCGCAGAGAAAACAGAACCACTACAACAACTTGGAATTGTCTAAGTTGCGGCAAGGAACACAAAACCGTGGCATGGAGAGTAGGCAAATACTGTAATCACAAATGCCAAAAGGACTTTCAAAGTAAAGAAAGATTAAGGCTTTGGTTGGAAGAAGACAAAGATTGGGAACGGCAGGCACCTCAATGGGCTAAAAATTATCTTCAGGAATTGCGAGGTGAAGGTTGCGAGATATGCGGTATTACTGATTGGAATGGAAAGTCGATTGTGTTAGAAATGGATCACATAGACGGCGACCACCAGCATAATCATCCTGATAATCTTAGACTGATATGTCCGAATTGCCATAGTCAAACAGATACTTATAAGGCAAAAAATATAGGTAAAGGCCGATCTTATAGAGTTAAATTATGAACGACACTATCAATTCCTGTGTTGAATGCGGCAAAGACTGGGATTCTGACGAGTTGATTGACACACTCTACCCCAGTAAGCGTGATCCTGTCACAGGCGAATTCTCAGAGTGGCAGGTGATATGCCAAATTCATAACACTGGCTGCGGAAGAACTGTGTATGGCAAATCCAAACAACAAGCGGTAGAACGCTGGAACGCGGGAGAAACAGATGAAGTGTGAAACAGGTGATCTCGCAGTCATACTAT